AAGCAGCAATTGGATGTGCTGGAGCAGCAAACACTGGCGGTGGTGGAGGCGGTGGATCTATTGCACCAGGTAACCAATTTTTTGGTGGAGCAGCAGGTGGTTCAGGTATTGTAGTCGTTAGAGGACCAAGTGCTGTTGCATTTGCTGGTAGTCCTTGTTGTGCCTTTACAGCTTCAACTCATCCAGGCGGAGATAAAATTGCTAAATTTACTGCTTCTGGTACATTAACTGTATCATTAGCGTAGTAATACGCTTTACAAAGTATTATAAATATGTTATAATACAAATTGATAATAAAAGAAGGTGATCTCAAATGAATCTAACAAACTATTATTGGTACTTTAAATCAGCAATTCCTGAAAGAATTTGTGATGATATAGTAAGATATGGTCATCAACTGCAAGATCAAATGGCTGTGACTGGTGGTTATGGTCAAGGTAAAAATTTATCTAAAAAACAAACAAAAGATTTAAAAAAGAAAAGAAATTCAGATATTGTCTGGATGAATGACAGATGGATTTATAAAGAAATACAACCTTATATTCATAGTGCAAATGCAAATGCAGGTTGGAATTTTCAATGGGATTTTAGTGAGTCCTGTCAATTTACAAAATATACTAAAGGTCAATTTTATGATTGGCATTGCGATGGTTGGGATCAACCTTATCATAGAGATGACCCAAATGATCGATCACATGGTAAGATAAGAAAGTTATCAGTAACGGTAACCTTATCAGACCCTAAAGATTATAAGGGTGGTGAACTAGAATTTGATTTTAGAAATCTTGATCCTGATAAGAAAAGAAACATACATAAATGTAAAGAGATATTACCTAAAGGTTCTTTAGTTGTATTTCCTGGTTTTGTGTGGCATAGAGTTTGTCCAGTTAAGAGTGGAGAAAGAAACAGTTTGGTTATTTGGAATTTAGGGTGGCCATATAGATAGGAGTATTATGAAGAAGAAAATGAAGAATATTAAAAAGAAAAAAACAAAGATTAAAAAAGATAAGTTAAGTTTTCCTCAACAATTAGGAAGAGATGATATGTTTAAATGTCCTATATGGTTTGCAAAAGAACCTGGTTTTGTAGATAGTTTAAATAAATCGTCTGATTCATATATTGAAACAGCAAAGAAAAATCTTAAAAAAGATATAGATAAACGTAATAAGAAGTTTGGTGACAAAGGTGATATGGGTCATGTATTTCACTCAACGACATTAATTGGCGATCCTAATTTTAAAGAATTACAAAATTATGTAGGTGCAACATCACATAATCTATTATCAGAAATGGGTTATGATATAAAGGACTATACAGTATTTACAACAGAAATGTGGGTACAAGAGTTTGCTAAAAAAGGTGGTGGACATCATACTTTACATACTCATTGGAACGGTCACATATCTGGTTTTTATTTTTTAAAGGCAAGTGAAAAAACATCACTACCTCTATTTGAAGACCCTAGACCAGGCAATCTTATGAATAGTCTACCAGAAAAAGACAAATCACAAGTCACTTATGCTTCGACAGCAATAAATTATAAAGTAGAACCAGGATCAATGATATTCTTTCCTTCATATATGCCACATCAATACGTTGTTGATATGGGTTATGATCCGTTTAGATTTATACATTGGAACTGTCAGGCAATACCAAAGGCGGTGTTAAATGCCTAAAGTAAATAAAGATGTTAAAAAAGCATTTATTCAAACTATATTAGGTCATTTTTCTCCTAAAGATAAACCTGATTTTATAAAAAACTTAATTAAAAACAAAGTGAAACTGAAAGGAAAAAATGTCATTCAAAAAAAATAAATATACTGTATTAAAAAATGTAATATCTAAAGATGTGGCTGACATGGCATATTCTTACTTTTTAAATAAAAGAAAAGTTGCAAGAGTTTTGTTTGATGAAAGATATATATCGCCTTTTACAGATTACTATGGCGTGTGGAATGATGAACAGGTGCCAAATACTTATTCTCATTATGCTGATATGTTAATGGAAACATTATTAGAAAAAGTTAAACCTACTATGGAAAAACATACAGGTTTAAAATTAAGTCCTACATATTCTTATGCAAGAATCTATAAAAACGGTGATGTATTAGCTCGTCATAAAGATAGATATTCATGTGAGATATCTACCACATTAAATCTAGGTGGTGATTCATGGCCGATCTATTTAGATCCAACAGGTAAAGAAGGTCAAGCAGGTATTAAAGTTGATCTTGAACCTGGCGATATGTTAATATATTCTGGCTGTGAACTAGAACATTGGCGAGAAGAATTTAAAGGTAAAAATTGTGGTCAAGTGTTTCTACACTATAATAAATCATCATCTAAAAAGGCAAAAGAAAATCTACATGATGGAAGACCTTTTATAGGATTACCTTCTTGGTTTAAAGGCGTTAAGTTATCTAAAAAATAAGACTAAATATACTCACTTACCTACCGTTCAAATATCTTATAAATATAAGAAAGATTTAATATATAGGAATTTGACTAATGGCAACAATACAGAATATTACCATTGACCAAGACGCTGATTTCACACAAACTTTGACTATCAAAGATTCAACAGGAACAGTTGTAGATTTAACAGGAAGTACAATTACAAGTAAGTTAAGAAAGACTCACTTATCTTCTAGTGCTACAAGTTTTACTACTGCTCTTGTAAGTGCGACAGACGGTACTTGCTCAATAACTTTAACAGACACGGTAACTTCAGGTCTTTCTGAAGGTAGATATGTCTGGGATTTAACTGAAACAGATTCAAGTGGTATCATCACTAGAAGAATTGAAGGAAGAGCAACAGTCACACCAAGCGTGACTAGATAGTTATGTCAACTCAAAAATACATCAATAGCAATTGGCCAGGTTTACAAGAGAAAGTAAAACTTGAACAAGTTGATAGTGGATTAGAGATTGATATAGATATTGAACAACAGATAACTCAACTACAAGAAGCAAGATTAGCAGGTGAGTTAGAAAAACCAGAACAACTATCTATCGATCCTGAGAAACAAATAAGTGAATGGCACCTTGAAAAAGGATTAAAGACTTTTCTTTCTAATGTAGAGTTTGAAAAAGAAGATTTAGATAAGAAGATAAAAGAAGAAGACGCTAAGATTTCTGCTTTAGAAGAAATGTTTGGTGGTTTAATTAACAAACCTAAAACAGAAAAACAAATTGAAGTAGAGAATACTGAAGCCATTTCTGAATCATCTTTCAATGAAATATCTGAGGAAGAGAAACAAGAAAGAGCACAGGCAAGATTAAATGTTCTATCTGAATTATTTGAGAAAAAGATAATAGAAGAAAAAATTGAACAAGAGAAAGTCAAACAAGAAAGACTAGAAGAAGAAAGAAAACAAAAATTATTAATTGACTCTGGTTTAGAAAAACCAAAAGTTGAGATTGACGCTAAGACACTAGAGGCACAGAAACTAGTAGAAGAAAAATATGGACAGGCAGGTTCTTTAGCACTTCAAGGTCTAATGAGTGCTTCTGCCAAAGACATAGAAGCAGACCCTCTAATAGTTGACAAAGTATTAAAGCATATTTCAGAAATGAAAGTTGCGAATGAGTTAGACAAAGACAAGATGAAGTCTTTGAAATCGATTGACTCACTAGATAAATTAACTAAAGAGTTTTTAAACTTTAAGAATTTAACTTCTATTCAATTATCTACTCTTGGCGGTGGTGGTGAAGTTCGTTTAGAAAATTTAGATGATGTTCAAAAAAGTACTGCTGTTGTAGATGGTAAGTTTTTAAAATATAGTTCTTCTGACGGAAAATTTATTGGTGCAGACGCTGGTGCTACAGAATTAACTGGCGTGACTGCAGGTACAGTTTCTGCTAGTAAAGCAGTAATTGTTGACTCTAGTAAAGATATTACTGGATTTAGAAATGTAACCATTGCTGGGGATTTAACAGTACAAGGTACAACTACTACTGTGGATTCTACAACAGTTAATATACAAAATGCGTTTGTGTTTGAAGGTGCAACAGATGACGCACACGAAACAACATTAACAACAATTGATCCTACTGCTGATAGAACAATTAAATTGCCAAATGTTTCAGGAACTATACCTGTTTTGGCAGCAGAAAGTTCAACTGCTATTACAGCAACACCTACTGAATTAAATCATGTAGATGGTGTGACAGGAAATATACAAACTGCTTTAGACTTAAAAGCAACAAAGGCATTTGCAATTGCACAAGCAGTTGCTCTAGGATAACTAAATAGTATTATAAGGAAAAATTATGGCCGTACCAAGTACAAAAGCAACATTAAAAGAATACTGCTTAAGAGCATTGGGTAAACCTGTTATCGATATAAATGTTGATGACGATCAGGTTGATGATAGAATAGACGAGGCAGTACAATATTTTTGTCAATATCATACAGATGGTGTTGAGAGAATGTATTTAAAATATTTAGTGACAGAAGCTGATGTTACTAGAATGACAACAGATACATCTGAATCAATTACACAAGGTAGTGTGACAACAGCATGGAAACAAGGAGCTAATTTTCTTGTTGTTCCTGCTTCAGTAATTTCTGTTGTAAATGTATTTCCTTTATCTGATAGAGCAAATTTAAATATGTTTGATGTTAGATATCAATTAAGATTAAATGATTTATATGATTTTTCATCTACAAGTATTGTACACTATGAAATGACAATGCGTCATTTAGATTTTTTAGATCATATACTAGTTGGTGAGAAACCAATGAGATTTAATCATCTATCAAATAAACTATTCATTGATATGGATTGGTCAAGAGATATCACAGCAGGTGAATATTTAATTATGGAAGTTTTTAGAAAATTAAATCCAGATGACAATACAGATATGTATGATGATATCTATTTAAAAAGATACACAACAGCATTAATCAAAAGACAATGGGGACAAAACCTGTCGAAATTTAATGGTACAGCAATGTTAGGTGGTGTTACACTTAACGGACCTGAACTATTTTCTAC